GAATTTTTGGCACTCTGGATTACTCATTTTTTTCTTTCAGCTTTCATAGAAAAAGTCATTCAATTTTTTCATCTTTACAAAAAATTGAAATACTTTTTCTAAAATAAAATAAGGTAACCCTCAACCGTAAAAAAATGTCGCAAATTGACCAAGTCGTACCCGAAATTGTGCAGGCTGCTCTTGAAGACCAAGTCGTGCCTGCTGCGCCTGTGCCTGCTGCGCCTGTGCCTGCTGCGCCTGAGCCTGTACCTATTTTAGACTATATAGTCCAAGCGCTTTGCGCGCATCTGAAAGTGATGCGCAAAGGTAAGTATATGATTCTGCCTATCAAAAAAGTATGTAATGTCAACACGGAGGTCACCATCCACAAAGAAACCCGCAATAGCTATATCATGAACATCGGGCCAATGGATTTTAGCGTGGATGACGATTCGCTCTATGAAGTCAATTATACCCGTGAAGGGACGGCTTTAACGGAAGATAATTTTATTGACATTGTCATCCGAAAAACGTTGGCCGATTTAAAAGCTATAAAAATCGATAAATTAAATGGAAAGTTTACCACAACCGCGCCGTCACCGCAAGCCGTAAAAAACGACGCGATGTGGACCGCGTTTTGCCAAGAATTCAAAGACGAGGAGCATATGGTATTAAGTATGAATGAATGCTGTGTCTGCTTTACCATGACGAAAACCACAACCAATTGCGAACACAGTGTTTGCTTGGACTGTATTTCCAAATTGCGAACGGAAGCAGTGGCAGGCGAACATAATAGCAACCAGAAAATTTGCCCCCTGTGCCGCCAGCGGATACTCTTCCTAAATTAGGGGTTCCACCCCTACAACCCCTAGGGGTTCCACCCCTACAACCCCGTGGGCTGCGCCCAACCGAGAGATTTAAATAAATTATAAGAAAAGAAGAAGGAATAACCTTTTTTATTTAGGGGTTCCACCCCTACAACCCCTAGGGGTTCCACCCCTACAACCCCATGGGCTGCGCCCAACCGAGAGATGAAATAAGAAAAGGATATAAAGGCCTCCCTTTTATTAGGGGGTACACCCCCTACGACCCCCATGGGGCGGAAGCCCCAACCGAGAGATGAAATAAGAAAAGGATTAATAAAGGCCTCCCCTTTATATGGCATACAAATCTTGGGGGTCGGTTATTTTGTAGCGCCCCCCTTATTGGTCAATAAGCGGGGGTCAGGGGGCAGCGCCCCTTTATTGGTCAATAAGCGGGGGTCAGGGGGCAGCGCCCCTTATTGGTCAATAAGCGGGGGTCAGGGGGCAGCGCCCCCTTTATATCTTTCTATAGTATAAGAATGCCCAGAAGACATACAGCGCGAAGAAATGTATCCAGAGCCAGAGATTTTGCGGAATCAATGGACCGGGCAAATGTGTTTCTTAATACTAGACATTATCCACAAGAACAACCCAATATTACACGCGCGCCCTCTCCACCCGCTTATTATGAAGAAACTCCACCGGCTTACCAAGCGCCAGCACCCAAACTCAAATTATTAAAGAGAATTAAAAAGTTATTTACACGGAAAACAAAAGTGCATTCTTTGCCGCCAGTCTATTCATCGCCGCAGCTCCCCTACCAAGAACCGAGAGAATATGGAGACAATTTGCCGGTCTATAAATCACGCGGAGGCCGAAAAATAAGGAAAACAAAACGTAGACATACAAAAAAAGGTTCAAAATATTCGTAAAATTGTATATATGTGTAAAAAATGGATTTCAATAACAGGTCGCGTATTGAGGCGAGTAGCGTAAAAAAATCATGTTATTTTTCCTCAACTAAGAACTCGCCAGGAATTCACGCCCCTAAGCACATCCTAAATCTCTACCCGTAATCTCTCCCCAAGCACATACCAATCTCTCTCCCCAAGCACATCCCAATCTCTCTCCCCAAGCACATACCAATCTCTCTCCCCTAAGCACCTTCCCAAGCACATACCAATCTCTCTCCCCAAGCACCTCCCCAATCTCTCCCCCTAGGCACATCACCTTCAGTCAGGGCGCAGCCCTGCGGGGTTGTAGGGGCAGCGCCCCTAATAGACGATATGGTCACTAATCCATTTCTGTATTTGGTCATGTACCGGCGCCAACAGCAGATTAATGCCGCTAATATAAATCTCATATCGTTCGGGGTTTTTTTCTAACAAGAGGAGCGTTTGATAAAGAATAATAAATTCGTGCGAGGTATATAAGGTCCGAATCTGAATAAAAATATCGTCAATACTATTGGTGCCGTGTATTTTATTAACTTCAAGTTCTTCCGCTTCGGTTAAAACAACGGGCTTGTCAAGCAAAATGCGATACAATTGTAAAGTATGCAAAAGAGCGCATTGGTCCGTGGTCGCATAGGTCTGCAATAATTTATCAATGCCCCGTTTTCCCAATTGCACGAGTAATTCAAAGAGGTCCGAGTATTCGTCGGACTCCGTTTTCAAATAGCTGTAAAAGCGGTTAAAGCGCACAATTGCGTTAAAAAGAAAAAACAAGTCTTCTTTCATGTCGTGGTTATAAGAGCGCCACAGTCCTTGGCCCCACGTCGGCGCTTGGATGGCGAGCAAATTATTCGCAATGGCCAATTTGCTGCCTTTCGGGCAGAACGAAAGCAAGGCCAGTTGGGTAACGGCTTGCAGCGGTTCCAGAATAATATCAAACCTTTCTTTTTTCTTCTCAGTTTTCATCAGATTATAAAATTGAAAAAATGTATTCATTAGAAAAACACATAGCTAAGCTTTATATATATTTGCGTATGTTTGATAAAAAGCACAGAATCCAAGAAATCGACTTTTTTTGGGTTTGAAACTCGAAACTGAAATTTGGACATTTTTAAAATGTCCAAATTTCAAAAAGGCCGTCCGGCCTCTGAAAAAACCCGAAAAAACGACTTCAGACCATAATGCTCTCATTTTCAAAAATTCCCGAAAAATGTTGTTATGCTAATTTTTTCTCATTTTTTCCGAAAACTATTTAGGAACTTTTTTTGTTAACTAACTATAAACAAAATGGAAACAATTTTTAGCACCGAAAACACCAAAAAATTTAATTGTGAAAAATGTTCCTTCAAATGCTGTAAAAAAAGTTATTGGGACCGCCATATTATAACAGCTAAACATCTAAAGTTAACAAAAATTAACACGCAGGTGCCACCCACCGAAATTGGCTCACATAGTTGTAAAAACTGTAATAAAATATATAAATCCAGGGTTGGTTTATGGAAACATTCGAAAAAATGTGAATATGTGCCCGCGAAAAAACATAAACTGTATGAGAAAGAAGATATCGTGGATGTGTTGTTAAAAGAAAACCAGGATTTCAAAAATATTATTTTAGAATTGGTAAAGAATAACGGCGATTTACAAAAACAAATGTTGGAAGCGTGTAAAACGGGGGGAAACATACATAACAACAGCCATAACAAAACCTTCAATCTCCAGGTCTTTTTGAACGAGAAATGCAAGGATGCGATGAACATTATGGATTTTGTCAATTCGATGACATTGGAACTCTCGGACCTGGAGGATGTGGGGACGCTCGGCTACGTGGAAGGCATCAGCAATATTATTATCCGGAAATTGAATGAATTGGATATTTACAAACGTCCGATTCATTGTAGCGATGGGAAAAGAGAGATAATGTATGTCAAAGACGACAATGTCTGGGAAAAGGAAAACGATACCAACGACAAGCTGCGTATGGCCATAAAGCACGTGACTTATAAAAACAGCTCGCTGTTGGTGCCATGGAGCCAAAAACATCCCAATTGTATGAACACGCAGCACCATCTCAACGATGTCTATGTCAAGATGATAGGGCAAGCCATGGGTGGCAAAGAGGAGTTTGTTGATAGCGAGAATAAAATTATGAAAAAAATCGCCAAGGCGGTCTTGATAGAAAAGTAATATGCTTATGCTTTGCTTATGCTTTGCTTATGCTACTTGCGATTCAAACTCGACATGAATAGATTATTGCTTTGGACTGTCATATTATAAGGAATCGCGTATTTTTGACACCACGCAATACATTTTTGAATATTCTTTTTTTTCATATGCTCGATTTTATCGTATTTGTTGTTATTGTCAATCAAATAAATCGTAGATACAATCGTGTCAATTTGTTGTTGGCCCACAATCGCATTGAATTCTTCGATTTTGTTTGTGAACAAATAAGGCAATTCAAAATCAAACAACGACCCACAGATGGGGTCGGGCTGTTGTAAAATTTTATAGAATTGTTTCACGATATCTAAAGTAGAGCTATTGCGAAACCCCTTACAAACAATATATTTTTCCGAGTTCGCAAACCGGCTGGTGTTGGGCTTGATAATCGAGACCTGTTCGTATAAATTCGCGAGCAGAAACAGTAAATCCAAAGAAAATCGGGTAAAAGTATCATAGACTTTCAAAATAAAGGTGCCACCGAGTTTTTGCATCGCAATCGCAAACCCAATTTGACAGGCAATGAGTTTCGTGCTGATTTGTTCTTGCTGTGGATATTGAAATGAAAAATCAAAGCCGCCGTCACCAGTGATGATATCCATTTTCCCATTGTATTTCTCATAACAATAGCGAAGGTTTTCGGGCTTTGTCAAATCGCCATTGCCTTCGCTCCCTGTTTCAATTAACACATTGGGGTTGTTCTGTAAAAAATATTTACTTTTGCGCCAGCCAGGCACATTTTGATTCACCTCATCAATAAGCGTCATACCATAATAGGTGTCTTTGGAATTTTTCCGCAGATAGGCGAGCGCTTCAATAAAACCACCCGGTCCTTCGGCCAAATGAAAGCTGGTACATACGGGCGGCAGCAGCTCTAAAACATCCATAGAGTGACAAATTTCAATCATTTTAAAAAAAGAACGAGAGATGGGTTTTAAAGTGGAGATAGCCTGCTTGGTATTGGGGATAACCGAATGAATATATTCGTAAGGGTTGGTACATTTTTTATATTTATCCCATTGCTCGAGCCGGCAATCAATTTGCTCTTTGATAAAACTTAGATATTTATAGAGCGTTTTATTTATTAAAATATCAGGAGGCGGTTCGCTTGCTCCTGCTGCGCTTGCTCCTGCTGCGCTTGCCCCTGCTTCGCTTGCCCCTGCTTCGCTTGCCCCTGCTTCGCTTGCCCCTGCTTCGCTTGCCCCTGCTTCGCTTGCCCCTGCTTCGCTTGCCCCTGCTTCGCTTGCCCCTGCGCTTATGCTTGTCTTATACGGCATACATAAATTCTCAATTTTTATATGTTTATGGATGTCGCTATTACAGTGTATAATCGGTAAATTCAAAAAACTCATAGCTTATTCTTATTTAACGTTATTTGTTTATGTCTTTATAAAAAAATTATTTATTCTTTCGGCAGAACTTCGAAAAAGGCCCGTTTGCCATCATAATCGTATTCAACTTCGATTTCTTGATTGCCTATAAGGAAAATAGCCCAATGGTCTGCTCCATCGCCATAGCCCTGTTGAATGTGTCGCAGGTATTTGCCAACATACCTGCGTGGCGTTGTCTCATTGACAAAATATTTTTCGTTATCCCAATTTCCTTTTTTGCTGTCATAAAAGGTGGCTTCGTAATACTTACCTACAACGGGACTACGCACAACTGGTAATTCTTTTATATGTGTCTCATAATAGGCTTCTTGTTTCTTCTCATCGGGGCAAGAATGAATACGATGCCCAGTTTTTTTACATGCTACGCATAAACTCATTTGATATAATAAAGATTTTATATTTAAATCAAAAAATATTTATTCAAATTTTCTGTTGTACTTCTAAGGTTTGCTCTACTGCGTTTGCTCTGGCGTTTGCTCGGCTACTGCGTTTGCTCTGGCGTTTGCTCTGGCGTTTGCTCGACTACTGCGTTTGCTACTTCGCTTTGCTTTTCTGGCACTTCATACCACGCCAGTTTGCCCTGATAGTCGTATTCAATCTGGATTTCTTCGCCATCTCTCAGGAAAACTGCCCAATGGTCTGCCGAGTCGCCATAGCCTTGTTGAATGTGTCGCAGATACTTACCTACATATTCGCGCTTCGTTGTTTCATATGTATAATGATTTTCCGCTGACCAGTGGCCATCTTTCCGGTCCCAGGTGGTGGCTTCGTAATACTTACCTTCTATCGGTGTGCGCAAAACGACGAGTTCTTTCCCCTGTATAATTTCTTTCACAGGTTTTTGCGTTTTGCGATAGTCTGCCCGTTTCTTTTCATTCGTGCATTTATGCGCTAGGTGACCAATCATTTTACACGCCAGACAAGTCTCCTTATAAGGGTCTGGCACATAACGAAAGAAGGCGGTTGTCGGCGTGTGTTCCACGATAACTTGTTTGCCTTCGTTTATAAAATACGACCGCTGTTTCATATTTTTGCCCCAGCCTTCCGACCACATGCCAGTATGTTTGCCCACATAATGAATCATCTGCTTGGTGGAATAACAGCACTGATTTATTTTGCCTAAATCAACAATCTCGGTATAGTCGGTCACATAATACTCCCGATTTTCCTGTGCGGATAAAAGTACTTCCTTTTTTTTTGCCATAGTCAACTTGGTTAAATCGGTTTCCGGCGTCACCTCATAAAATGCAAGCCACTCCGTATGGATAACGGAGACTTCTTCCCGTTTGAAATTCAAGAAGACCGATGAGTTTTCACCATCTCTCAAATATTTGCCGGCATGCGACATACTATCGTTGGTGAAATAGCGTTCATTCGGCGCATCACCAGTCTTTCGTGACCAGTTGGTGTAATAATAATACTTACCTTCTTGTGGAACACGGACCACTTCTTGCATCTCTTCTTCAATGGTAATCAGCGTATCAATAAACGAACTCATTCTTTTTTCTTTTGGAGGTTGTTTTAAATTATTTTACAAAAAAGTAATTCAATTTTTTGTAAAATTTTAAGCATTTGTTTTTTTTTTTAGCGATAGTTTTAACGTCGGTCCTAATTTTTTCACAATAGCTGGCGGCTCTGCTTGCGGCGGCTCTGCTTGCTGCTGCTCTGCTTGCTGCTGCTCTGCTGGCTGCTCTGCTTGGACACTTTCCGCAATAGTTGATAATTTTTGTTTATTCAGTTTTAATTTCGGCCCCGCTTTTTTCCCGCTTACTGCCGATGCTTGCGCGGATGCAGAGGCCGCGAGCGCTTTTGTCACGGCTTTTTTGGCCGTTAGGGTGCCCCGCGCTTCATCCATCACTTCGTCGACGGTTTTATGCTGTAGATTTAAAGACACTTTTGCCACATCGCTCACCTTGCGCACTTTCTTGTAAATAAAGTAGCGGTTCAAGAAGGAGATGGTGCGTTCCCCGTCCGTCATATTGGGTGCTTGGTCATAAGAAGTCTGGTTCCGTGGATTTTTCTTGATATCGTCATTCATTTTATTAAATAAATCGTTAAAGAACCCAGTCGACGCCGTAAACTCGGAATGTAAATTGCGCAAATCTTCCGGCGAAGCCAAAACAAAGCCGTAATTTTCCAAAATCCGGGTCAAATAGGTATAATTCACTAAATATTCCCGGAAGGTTTTGTTGATAGAATCTTGAAAAACATCGACCGCATAGCCCACACACGATTCGTCGTCATTAAATTCCGCCCGGTCATACCGTTTCGTCAATTCCCAGATTTTCTTTTTATCATCGGCGAGAATAACCTTGCTCTCATTCTCCGCAACGTTTTTCAGCATATTAAATAATTTCTCGCCATCGTAGCTCGTGCCAATAAAGTAGCCACCTTCTTTCGTGACTTCAGAGACATTTTGTAAGAAATTTTGTAGGGTTTCTTGGGATTCAAACATATAGTGAATCGCGAACTGAATAGAGCACACATCAAACCCTTCCGCCGCCACACCATATTGGTTATATACACCTTGCCCCAGCACTTTCACATCTTTGGGCCCTTGGCCGAAGACCGCCTTCGTGATTTGTTTATCTTTGTCCACCAGAATGCCGGTTGTTTTTTTAATATTGACACTGGAATTGCCATTGACAAAGAGCGCCGCAGGCATAACACGAAAACGCTTTCGGTAATTCATGTAGCGGGCGTAGGCACCGTTCAGCCGATTTTGGATATTGTCGCGGGAAATATCCACCCCAAACACGAATTTCAGTTTGGCGTCAATCCATTTCGGCCAATCACCGCCTTTCCCGACAGCCAAATCAATCAATGTGCCCCCTGGGCGCGCCACGCTTTTAATCAAGAGTGATTTGACATATAAATTATGAAAATCCCGCAAGGCACCGGTGCGGGTGGCGCCCGAGACTTTATTGTAATAGACATCATCGTCGCCTAATTCTTCTGGAATATTTTCGCCAGTTAGCAGCATGAGTTGCGTTACGGGGTGGTGAATGGTGTTCCACACATTGTTGGCCGTTTTAAACGAGTTGCCAAACATCTTTTCGCCGCCCCGCAGTTTCGCCGTTTTATCATAACGCACTCTTAATGGTATCCAGCGCCATTGCTCTTCCCTGCTTTCATCATAGCGAAATTCCACAATCGTATTGTCTTCAATTATCTCGTCATTTTCTGTGTACATTTTTTTGTCGGTACCGGTTAAGGGAATATTGCATATACCGGCTTTATAATCGCTCGGCTCGGTGGGGTAAAATTGCATGGGCACATAGCGGTTTCGCTTCTTGTCTTCATAGTTTTCATAGGTAGGCATTTTATCCTCAATCGCATCTTGATAGGGATTGATATAACCATGCTGTTTTTCGTCGAAACCGACTCGCAAAATAACGGTTTTATATTCGGCGATTTGCGATGAAGAACTCATATCTATCCCATTATTAAAGGTGCTGCCTACCACATCCGCGCCGGTTTCATTTTTCTTGACAGAAATCATAAAATCGACCGTATTGAATTGGGACGGCTTCCACTTGAAAGAATATTCCCAGCTGCTGTTCAGCGGTTTGACATACTCGCCAATTTTCGCCCCGACGCCCATATTGGCGGGGGTGAAAATTAAACCATCGGTTTCGTATTCAAACAGCCCATCGTGTTCTTTGGCTAAGATATAGCTACAGCCTTGGAAAATACTCTGTGTTTCGGTGCCGAGATAAAAGCGTTTTTTCGTGATTTTCAAAGGCACTGGTGCGCTCTCATTGACGATAGAGACCGCGTTTAATTTCTCTACGACGGTTTCTAGAATCGGTAAGCGAAAATTGGTGGCGACGGCTTCGGGTGTTTGCGGCACAAACCCTTTCGCGCGTATATCTTCGCCACCCACATAATAGATATCAAACGCCGCGTACATATTAATAAATTTCTTGTTTTTGTCATAGAGAACATGCTCACCGTCAATAAGCGTATTCCATAAATCCTTGTTTTTCGCCAACGTGCCAGTGAATTGAATTTCCATATTCGTGTTAATTAAATAGATTTTTCCGTTGGGGGCAATAAAGAGCAATTTGCGGTCCCCGTCGGCTTTATCCGTCACGGTGTAATTTTCGCGAATATTGGGCACCGTCGCGTCAGGATTGATGGGCATTATATTGCGCAATTGTAGAGTATAAGAAGAAGGCCCGACGAAATTGGTCGATTCGATGGGGATATTATCTTTGCCCCAGAGCAATTTCATATAGGCTTGTGCGATGGACTCTTGTTCGGGATAACTGATCGGGTAGTTGGTTTCTTGGAGTCCCGACAAAATATATTTAATAACCGGCTTAAAGACCAGCGTATTTAAAAGTTCGGGGGTGTGAAAAGCGGTACCGATACCGACTAAACCATTCAGGCACTCGATTTCCATTTCGTATTTTTCAGCCGCGGCAAAGACACCGGAATCGTGAATCAAGTATTCGGGAATATAATACCGCCCTTGTACTTTTGAATTTTTTACAATACTCATATCTATCACCACAGGTAAAGTCGGGTGGCGCAGTTTAAATCGATTGAGATAACGGAAGGTTTTCTTGCGGTCCTGCCATTTATCTAAAGTCGCTCGCACCATCGAGACATTTTTATCCATTTTGACTTCTTTATTGAGGGAAACACGGAAATTGAAATCCCGCACATTGACGGTGGAGGAGGTATCTGGATTAAAATCAAATTTTTGTAGAAAGGAGACACCGTTATCAATGGTCTCGATGCTGTTGGTTTGACAATAGGTACGGATGTTTTGGAGACCACTGATTTCCGTGCGGAGTTTTGACAAACGCGGTGCGCCGGTTTTCAAATCCATGTACTCGTTTTGAATACGGAGTAAATAGACATTGCTATCCACATAAAATCCCGAGGATAAGAGTTTTTTCATGACATTGTCGTAATTAATACGGGTTAAGGCTGTTCCGATGGTGCCGAACTTTACTTCTAATTCAAGCTCTTCGTTCGGCGTGACCTTGGTGACATTGCGCAAATACACTTTGTACAACTCATGTAAATCGCGCTCGGTCCTTGGTGCCTCGGTTCGTCTAACCTCCTTCTCTGTAGCCTGCTTCGCAGTAGCAGGCCTTTCTTCAATGGGCTTCGCTGTAGCCTGCTTCGCTGTAGCGGGCCTTTCTTCAATGGGCTTCGCTGTAGCCTGCTTCGCTGTAGCGGGCCTTTCTTCAATGGGCTTCGCTGTAGCGAGCCTTTCTTCCAAGGGTTTCGCTGTAGCGGGCCTTTCTTCTATAACAGGCTTTTCTGTGGCTATTGTATCTTTTTTCATTTTTGGTCTAGCAGTTTTTTTGCTATCGGCCATGTATATAAATATTAACGATAAATATTTATATCTTCTTTTCAATTTTCTTATTAAATACATTGGAGAATTTCTTCATATAACTTGGTTTTGGGTTTAGCTTTGGGTTTTTCATTCACTTGGGTATGGGTTTCCAGCTGGAGTTTTTGACATATATCCTGTAATTCGACCAGAGTATACGCCGAAGACGCCTTTAAGGGTTTTTGTATATTTTCAATCAACCAATATTCCGCACGTACTTGTGTTAGATAGGCTTCGTCTCCGTTTGTACCCACTCCGTTTGTACCCACTCCGTTTGTACCCACTCCGTTTGTACCCACTCCGTTTGTACCCACTCCGTTTGTACTTTTTAAGGAATCTTCCTTTTTCGCATTTTGAACGATAATGCCTTTTCTCTCTGCTCCGCTTGTACCTGCTCCGCTTGTACCTGCTTCGCTTGTACCTGCTTCGCTTGTACCCGCTTCGCTTGCACCCGCTTCGCTTGCATTTATTTCACAATACTTTCGCCCAAATACATACGTAATCGAAACATTGTGTACTAAACAAAGCGCACACAACCCTTTAAGTGTTATCGTTTGTTTATTGACTAATTCGTCTTCTAATTCCGTGCGCTTTAATTTCAACTCTTTCAATTTCTCTTTTATGCCTTTCAGCTTTTCCACCGTTTCGATTTTAAGTTGTTTTTCCACACTAAAGGCATTTGAACGATTCATCTCGTATTCTTCATAGCCTTTCAGTATAATAAAAAAACACCAGAACAATTTATCTTTTTGAAAAGGTGTAAAGGGATTTGTTGATTTAGGCGCGGCAAGTGTAGGCGCGGCAACTGTAGGCGCGGCAAGTGTAGGCGCAACTGTAGGCGCAACTGTAGGCGCTGATACTTGTGTTGATAACGGCACCGCATACCCTTTTTTCATATTCGCAGCAGAAAACATATATTTGTTCAGATTAGCGAGAGCATCTTTGTTCTGGACTAATTTCATCATGTTATATATTCATATAGCATAATCTTTATATATATTTAAAAAAAAGTTTGCTCGATTTGTTCCTTCTCTTTCTCGATTTTCTTCAATAATTTTTGCTGTTCATCCACGTAATCCGCATATTTATCTAATTCTTTAATGATATCACTCGATAATTCGGTTAAATTCACAAAGGTGCCGTTGTTATTCTCATTGGTGCTGACCTCGGCGAATTTACTTAAAATGCGCAATATTTCGATTTGGTGGTATTTTTCCATTCGTTCAATGCGTTCTTTTAAAGCGTTTATGGACATTATATCTAATACCACTCTACCTTTTAAATATTAAAAGGCGTAAATTAATTTTTCACTGTAATTTTCGGCAGTTTCATGCGAATCGTTGCTTTCTTTTTTGGCGCTTCCGTTTGTAGAGCTGCCTGCGTCGGTTGAACTGCCTGCGTCTGTTGAGCTGCCGGCGTTGATGTTTTCTCAGCTTCCGCATCCGTTATTTCCGCAATAATGGAAATATATTTATCATTTAATTCAAACCGTTGCCCAATGACACGCACTTTAATCTCGTCATTTTCTTTGACCTCCGCAAATAAAGGCGAAGCATAATTGTGGTCGCGCGCAATAAAGATGACCACCGGGCTGGGCGTTTCATTTATTTCGGCACGAATGCCGGC